CATCAAAAATGCCTTCACAAAGTATAACTGGTACTTTCCAGTTAATGAAGTACTCAAAACCGATTAAATCGTTTTTATTACAAGAAGGTGCATTATATTTTTTAGTTGGGTCTTTCTCAAAGGATCTAGATATGAAATAATTTAATCTTCCATTCTCGTTATAGGAAGGAATTATGATAGAGTTCCGGTATTTGCCAGTTTCGCAGTAGCCGATGTTGTATTTTACAATGTCTATATCAGTCAATCCTCTTTTTTGTATGTAGGATTTAGCTTGTCTAAAAGGAAGTTTAGTGCTGCTCTTGGTTAAGGATTCAAATTCTTTAGGTAATTCTACTAACTGGTAGGTTTTTTCTTGCTGTTCACCTTTTCCATCTGGAAAATAGGATCTCATTTCAGCTATTTGCTCAGATGTTGCGTGTAGTTTCTTTAGTAAATTTACCAGATTTCTGCCTTTTGTTGCAGGTTGACAAGTCCAACAATTATAAAATCCTGTACTTGGATCAATCTCCAACTTAGGTTTATAGTGTTTGCAAAAAGGACAATGAAAGGCGTGATTGCCTTTAGTAGATGGCTTTGATCTACCTATGATGTTGTGGAGTAAGCCCAATACGAGCCTTGAATTATCCATTTATAACCTGCTTTTACAAATAACTTACGAAATTACTTTGAATCTACCAACTGAAAGTGTAGTTTTTTGATAGACTTCTGTCTTCCTTTTAAGTGGTTAGTTAAGGTTGCGGCATCTAAATTATAAGCTTTTGAAGCGTCCCTTAAAGATTCATATATTTTACCATCTTCTAGGCACTTAACTTGTAGTTTGCGTATAGATGCTTTTCTTATACTTTCCTTATGTGCTTCAGATAGTACTTTACCTACGTGGGATTTACTTATTTTTTCTTTTGTTGATGTCTTATGATGTTTACCAAGCTGTCCACGTCTTATATTTTCAATTGCTTTCTGGCTTCGCTTTAAGCCTTTATTTTTTAAAACTCTTTTACTTATGTGATCGGTCGATTGTTTTTTATCTTTCCAATAGGTTCCAGTTCCTTCTCCCCCAGATGTCATATTAACAAGAGGTCCCATTCCTAGATCCGATCTCCCATACAAGGCTATAAGGTTGATTTCCCTTTCCCACGCAGTTTGCTGCGTTAATCCCTGCTGCACAATTTCTACTAAATAACTTGTTTTTTTAACAATGTTATGCCAATGTATATTTCTACTTGCAGTAGATGAGGCTCGATATTTATCTCTTCCAACTCCCACATAAAATACCTCACCGGTATCACACCTCCTATGTTGGTATACTAAAGCCATGTTAATTACTTTTTTAAAAAGTCGTTAGGAAAGAATTTTCCAAGTATATTTGTATTATACGATTTATCTGTTAATAATACTTCGTTTATACATTGAAAATGCATTTCCCAATAGGTTAATTCCTTGGTTGAAAAGCAAAACTTAATAATCTCTTTTCTGAAATAATCAGTGCCACTCTCTTTAATTTCTTGCAAAATAGTCTTGTTTGAACCCCAATAGTTAATCCAATTAGATTCTGCTATTACCCTTTTAGAAGTTGGTTTTCTACCAGGACCTGTTTGTAAAGCTTTTTCAGCCTTAGTTAGTCTTTTCTTTGTATTTGAATATAAAGACTTTCTACCAATGTAGAACTTACCAGTTTTAATGTTGGTAATTTTGTATATAAATCCTACGCAATTTGAAGGAAATTTATCAACTGAGTCGTACTCTACGATGCGACCGTTCTCATATGAAAACCAATTTTGTAACATACATTATTTTTAGGAATCCCACTTAACTATAAAAGTCATATCTGTATTAGATGGTATTGGGTAAGGAGTTGCTAATTTACCAACTACTAATAATTCATTTGCTTCGTTGTATAAGCCAATAGTTGTTGTGTAAGGACGGAAATCTGATCCAGTTACGTTATTTGCTAAAGTACCATCTGTAATCCAACCACTTCTATTTACTTGATTGTAAGATGCGTAAATAGGTAATGAACCTGATCCACTTACGTAGCTAATGTTGGCAAATACAGTAGGATTGAGAGTAGTTGAAGTCGTTCTCAGAAACTCTACATTTCACCTCATTCTGGTAAATTGTAGTTTCAGATCCTATTGTTAAAGTATATGGTGTATAGTTTATTACTGCCATGATTATAAATATTTTACTATGTACAAGCTAAATCGAAGTCTAATGAGTTACCGTATATGTACACAGATTGATTTGCAAGGATTGCAGGTGGACTTACTCTACCAGGACAGCTTGAAGGAAGAGCTGCGTATCCGCCACGACTTATTGATGCTGCGGTTGTACCGTCGTTTACATCTAGATTATCTCCAATAGCAAGTGTTAAGGTAGTTCCTGAGTTTACTGTTAATGTAGATGATAAAGTTTGATCTGATGTGGTAATTTCTCTTGGAGATAGTATAGTGTAGTTTACACCATCAGTTGAATACCATAAGTATCTATTAGCCACTCCAATGTTTTGCTTAGCATGGACTGTAACTGTATAGGTTACTGGTGCTGTAGTAGGAGTTGGTGTAGAAGTTGTTGTAGGAGTTGCAGTAACTGTTGAAGTTACAGTTGGTGTTGGTGTTGGAGTAGCGCCAATAGTTGGAGTTGGTGTTGGAGTTGGTGTACCAGTAATTGTAGGAGTTGGTGTTAGAGTAGGTGTTGATGTTAATGTAGTGGTAGCTGTTAAGGTAGGAGTAGGTGTTGATGTTGTGGTTGGTGTAGGAGTAGGTGTAAGTGGATTAACTGCTATAGTTTGAGATTGATTGCCACAATAAAGACCCTGATCTACTATTATTACAGAGTAAGCTTGAGTTGGAATATTGATTGCAAATCCAGTTGCTAAAGTAGCCGAGCTTATGTTACTGGTGATTAAATTGCTTGGATCAATGAAGTTATAATAAACATTAAATGGTCCAGAGTTTGTTCCAATTGCAGTAGCTTGTAATGTTTGGGTATACGTTGCCATGGTTATAAATATCAGTTTTCACGTCTTTCTTCTCCTGGGTAAAATTCGAAGCGATTGTGGTTAATTGGTGATATTAACAAGCTACCAGCTTTGATTTTGTTTTCTTTTTGAAGCTGGAATACAAAACTCATCCAAGTTTGTTCCATTGGACGTGACCAGGTCGTATCTAAAAATACCTTCTTATTACCTTCCTTACTAAACCACAAAGGCCAGTTACAATAGTGTAGGTCTCCTTCTACGAAAGGGAGATCTTCATAGCATCCTATATGCTTAAATTCTGTTTTTGGTGCATTTGGAGATAATCCTCTTTGAGGTAGTCTGTCATTATTAGGGAAAAACTTACTTCTTATATCCTGTGGAACATTGTACCAGGCCCACTGCACTGAACTTTCACCATAGAACTCTGAGAAAGAGAGCTTTAAATAATCAAATTTACTATCTTTAAGTATGCTTAACGACTTTCTAAATAAGTTATCAACATGCCTTCTAAGTCCCATTCTACAGGTAGCGTTTGTATTTGGATGTAAAAACATATCATCTTCAAAAAAGATATAGTAATCCGAATCTGAGTCGTTAAAATGTTCCGCTACCCACTGTCTGCCGCCACATATTCCTATATTATCCTTTTTAACTTGTTCAAAATTGTATTCCTTACAGAGGTTATTATAATCTTCGTCAGTAGTATGATCTAGGGAGTTGTTTAAAAGTATTTTTCTAGTCTTTTGTAAAAAATCCGGGTCGATTAACTGAAAAGATTCTATTAAATTGCCAAATTGTTTTGGTGAATTGTAACTAATAACATAAAGACTTGCTTTTGAGTTAGATGAATTCTTTGGTTTTACATTCGGATCAACTGATTTTAAATACTCAAAAAAAGGCCATACTAATCCGTTTTCACCAATTCCAAAAGGTTCAATTAATTCAGGATGCCTATGGGTTAATATCGTAAAAAGACACTCATCAGCTCCCATATACCCACCACTAATAGTATCCTGTAGTACAGAATAGTAAAGTGCGTTTAATTGGTGGATTTGTTCTTTTTTTCCTCCCCAAAAGCCTCCACGTGATATACTACTTACAAAATCTACACCACAATACTCTGCCATTTTACTCCTTTCAAAGCCGTGGATTTCTGTATTACTTTCGTAGGGATATGTAATAAAAGTTAGCTTGTCGGTCGAATTACTGTGAGCTTCTAGCTTGTCAAAGACTTTATCACTTGTAAAGTAACCTTGTCCAACTGTAGACGTTAATCCTCCATCAATCCAATAAAAATAATCCGAGCCAAAAGGATTCATTATGGCTGAGTCGTTTACCATAAACATTTTACACATCATCATTGGATTATAATATTCCAAGGCTGCTTGTGGAGACTCTGGTAACCATCCTGCGAAATTTTGCCATTTAGGATCTGTCCTTATTTCTTGTAGTTCGTTGAAAAACGGAAACCAAGTTTTAAAGTCTT